GTAAGTAGTCCAGTCTTTTCCTAACCACCGCAAATACGCCTTGGTAGATCGTGAACTGACAATCACAATGTGTGAACACAAACAATTCTTTGCGCGTTCCCTGATTTTCTGCCAGCCTAACTTGACTTCTGGCGATCTGCGCCAGTCCTTATGTACCCATGCCTGAGAAACCCAGTACGTCAGACGGTTATCAATGTCCACTACGATCCGCGCCAGTAGATACGCACAGAGTTTCCCATCCAACGTCGCTATCCAGAAATCTCCCCCTTGACGCAGAAACGTAGCTTGAGAAATTGATCCAAGTGTTTGTTGGTAAAGACCTTTTTGGTCTACGCCTTTCGGAATGTGGCTAGTCCGCAGAAAGTCTGTAACTGCCATTTGGATAGACCCTTGAAGGGATTCAGGAATAGTATCCACACGCCTGAAATTTGGGGTCGTAGAAGCCAATACCTGAAAATCAATGCTAGAGGTCGTAGAAGTAGTTTCATTCATGCAGGAATTTCCATCAACGTAATGGAAGACGTGTTTGCGCTCGCGCCTGATGCGCCATTAATAGCCCCTGTTCCATTGCCCGCCAAAGCGTCAAGGTTTGCGGCTGTCGTATAAGAAACTGAGCTTGTACTTGCGGGAGAATCCAAATATTCCAAGCATACCGTAGTACCGTACGTATCGCTTGCCAAAACCGCCCCTCCAAAAGAAATGACTTCACTAAACAGTTTAATTTGACTCCCGCCCCGCAAAAGTTGAATGTTGATATACTGCTTGTTTCCACTGGTGGGATAAACTTCCACTTCGATACATAATCGGATCAATATGGTGCTGGTAGTTAATTTGGGGGTAATGCTTGCCGCTAAATTGGTCAACGGCACAAAAGACGTTGTCGGAATGGCATAAGTTGTGGTTGTACCGACATATTGCACATTGGCCGCCATATGCCATTGCTCGTAACGAACAGCATCCCCGTTAGCCGTCGCAGCAGCCAATCCCGTAACCTTGTTCGTTCCCATGGCAATCGCTCCGGACATTGTCCCACCAGTCAACAAAAGATAAAGCCCGATTAATTGTTCATAACGGAGAGAATCGCCCGCCACTGTTCCGGCCCCTAAACCGGTTAACTTATTGGTTCCCATAACAATGTTCCCACTCATGGTGCCGCCTGTTAAAAGAAGGTAAAGACCAATCAACTGCTCGTAACGCAGTGAATCTCCGTTAACGGTACCAGCCCCCAGTCCCGTTAACTTGTTCGTTCCCATGGCAATGTTTCCTGACATGGTGCCACCTGTCAGGGGAAGCCAAGTCCCCGTTGCGGTTCCCGTTCCTACGTCATAATAAGGAATCAACTGGTTAGCGTTACCAATATTGATTACGAGATAGCCGGAAGGAAGTAACGGTAACGCCGCACCGCTTCCCGTTGTAGCTACAGTCGTTTGAGTTGTGGCGGAGGGAAGCGAAAGATCGCCCAAAATAAGCGGTTGAATAACCGAACGACTTTGCTTGGGTAGATTATCTTGTAGTTGCTCTTGTCGAGTACCACGTGCTTTTAATGTTCCAGGAGTAGTTGTTGAATCCTCTGCTGAATCACCCCCTTGTCGAGGAATCCCTTTATCTGAAATATCGGAATCTTTCATTAACGTACTCGCCTGGCACTGATCCGACCGTACAAACGCGGCGTTCCAGCCGAATAAGTCACTTCCATTTTTGCGTAATAGATTGTTGTACTTGAAATCGAAACACGCCATGCCGGGATGACTACAAAGGCATCCGTCGCGGCCACTGGAATGGGGCCCTCCCCGAAATTGTCTCCTGCAATCAAACCCACCACACTGTTTCCCGTCGTCGTAGAAATACCAGCAGACCACTCCGTTATAGTCGCTGCATTTAACTTGCACCCCATATTTAAGGAAATGTCCCAATCGCCAGCAGTCAATGAAATGCTCATCAAATCCCCTTCATTGGTTGTAGCGGGAGCATTGGTTGGCGAACTCACAAGAACGCTTGCTGAAACGTATTCCCCTTTAATTCCAGTGGCCGCGTTGTCGTTGGTGGTCGTTCCAGGTGGGCTAATGGCAAATTGCCGTGTAGCCACTTCAAGGGCCGTCCCTGGGTCTGCATCCATTTTAAGCTTAGCAAACGTTTTGGTAAGGGCTTCCAGGCCCGTCCAGATATTCACTTCGTCAGACTTGTTGGTATTAACTTGTGAAGATGAAATTGTCGTATTAGGTGCGAAAGTAAAGGAAACCGTTGCGTTAATTGCCAAGAAACCCTCCTAAATCACAGACAAAATCTTTCGAGATTTGTCAGATTTTAATTGAACGCTAAACCCCTGAAACGTAAATCCCTGTGAAGCCACTGCATTGCGAATTTTAAGGGAAAAAAGATTTCCACGCCCTGTAGTAAAAATCCTTTTAATCACAGATACACCGCCCCCCCATGGAGATACATCCCATTGGGAAGTTGATACATCCCATTGCGTTGACCCTGTTATCAAACTTTGATTGGTAATTGTTTTCGGGAACACAAAATCGAACCCGTAAGATATTTCTGCAACAGTTGCCGTTTCCGATAAAAAGGATACATCGAGCCATGCCGGATGAACAGTAGATGCGAATGGTTGCGTAAACCGATACTGCTGAAAAGAAAAACTGGAAAGACCATGGAAGGGTGTACGCCAATAAGCATCAATAATACCAGGAGAAGCAATAGAGGCATCGGTAAATGTAGCTGCCTTATCCTTTTCGTACATCTTTCCATCGTAGTGTCCACCGAACCAACGCCGGTTTTGAACCAAACACATCACATTGCACTTGAATCCGGTGGTGCATCGAAGGAATGCCTTCCTTCGCAAGTCCCAAATAATCAAATAGTTGTTTGTGGTACTCGACCCTGTAGATACACAAAAGACAATCCACTCCAAACTCTGATAATACAAACCCTGTATATTTGCAATACGGTTTGTATTAATTGAATCCCAGATATCATTAATATCGTTTGGATAAATCTGGAAGTTAACGCCGTCGGAAGTAGACATCATGCGACGACCCGGCGTCACAAAATAAATCACTCCATTGGCAAAAGCCCAAGCATTCTGACCGGCAATACCTACACCCCGTTGAAGTTGATACACTGGGAAAGGCGCGCGTGTTAAAACCATCAAATGCGTACTGGTGTCTTTAAAAAGAATTGCTGAATCCGGACCGATTACAACACCGCAACGCAACGCCGTTCCATCAGAAGCAGCCACATCTGCGTTTCCTGAACCAGCCCCAGTCCAATTCGACGGATTTGATAAAATCGGCCAGAAGATCCGACTGGGATTAGCGACCGTATTCATCGCAAAAACACGATTGTTGCAAACAAAAGCAGTTGCCGCAGAAGGAGGAGAGCCTGCTAGTGCCGCCGCATTACCTGACCCGGAATACGTAAATGGGGCATCGTAAGCTGTAGGTGGACCCCCAAACCAAATTTGAAGATTGTTATAAGAAACTGGTGTCCAGATGTTGTTATTGCCAGCCGTAATTGTAATGGCCCCTGTGTTATCAGTCATAGTTCCAGAAAGACCTGAATCGGTAAAAAACTTGGTACCCGCTACCGAATTTAAAAACTGCGTTCCCGAATCGAATTGAATGTATCCCATTCCCTGAATCGCCGTTGAACTGGATACCATCGCACTGGAATTCCAAGCTACATCTCCCTGTCGCTTCTTAAAACCACGATCCAAAAGAATCAAATTATCCAAATCCGGGGATTGCGCCAGAGGCGTGGCGAATTCGGGGTCAAAAGTGTTTAATCCACCGGTAAAGTCTGTCATGTCATAAGCGACGCCACGTCCGCCCATTAGCTGTTCCTCGGATAGTTGAAGGGTAACGGCATATATCCCAAATTCCCACCCACTGGCTGGTTATCTGCGGCGGTCATAACACGATGCCGATGCAACGAAATATCAAACTCCGATTTCATCTCCTCGATCATGGACGTAAAAAGTTGAAGCGATTGCTGTTCGCGAGTATCATCCAAAAACGAAAAAGCCTGCGCTTTAGCACCTTCCAGAAGAATCGTCGTGTGCCATTTGGCTGGAACCACCGAAACATCCGTGTCTGCTGAAAGGTCAGTAGCGGTCTTAAGATACCACACCGATAAATTGATTACGGCATCAGGATTCGGCCAGAGACGAAACTGTGGCGTCCCACTGGAATCCAGACCCTGCATACAATAAATGCGCGGAGTTCCCGAAGCCAAAAATCCGGGATTGTAAGATTGGAAATACTCGTAGCTTGTTTCGATCAGTTGATAGGGCAAGATATCCTGAGAAATCTCGATAATCTTGTCTACGCTGGTACTGGTAGAATAGAAATATTTACGAACTGTAAAGGTAGCCGCTGAATTGGTTTGAGTCGACACGATTTCGAGAGTAGCCGACGTAGACCCAGCTGTGTGAGCCGTAATTTGATACCAATCCTTTGATGCGGAGGTTTGAAGGTAGTATCCCTGAACAGAAGTCGCTGGAGCAGAACTGAAAGTAACCGCTGTAGATGCCAGAGTTTGAGCCACCGTTCCGGTCGTGTAATCGGTTACGGTCTGAACCACCAACGGCGTAGAATTGCGCATAAACGGCCATTCGTAAGCACGAATCACGGCTTGTTGAGCGTTGTTCAACCACCGCTTCAGGAGCGTATCAGTAGATGCTACAGTTTGATCTAAACCTGCCTGCGCCGCAAGTTCCTGCCTTAAAGTCAGAAATGTAGCCATTACTTAATAAGATACGCTGTTAAGGCAGCGTAAGCCGTCGCTTGATTGGTGACAGCACTTTCTACAACCAGATTCAAAGCACTATTTGCGCTTAAAGGATACCCCGTCGCTTCTCCGAAAGTAAACGGAAAAGACCCAACGGCATTAGCGTCCCAACGCATAATCAACGTTGTTCCATCCTTGAGTGAAACGACACCGCCGCCACCCGTTGCCGCCAATGTCACAGAAACAACACCACTGATAAGACGGATGTTTGTGGCAGCTCCTTGAGCTGCAATTAAAGCCGTTGTCGCAGCTCCGTTGGCAGCTGTTCCTGCCCCGCTGAGAAGGTTATATCGCTGTTGCATATCAGACTCCTATGGCAATCTTTTTAGGACGACCGCGTTTCTTTGTTTCCTGTACAATCATCGGTTTTTCGACTGTGACTAACTCCTCATCGGAGACTTCTTTAACAATCTCCCTAGGAAGCGGAATCACAGGGATATCTTCCGGTTCAATACTCAACGCATCTTTCGGAGTAGGAGCCATTTGGATAGCCATGTCTTCCAGCTTTTCGCGTAAACGAATTTCAGAACCGACATTCATGCGTACGTACTCCGAAATTAAATGCCATGCATCCTTATCCGAATTGATGTCCTGATACTCCAAAACAAAGAAGCAAGGTTCTTTGCCAATCGGCGTATATTTGAACGTATAGTTTCTCGCCGCATCGACAAAAGTTTCCGTTTTGAAAACAGGGCGTAGACTTCCAATTTCAATCATCCATTTCGCCCAAGAACGCGGAAGTCCTGCCACTTCTCGCGTTTTGATGCCTTGAAGTAACCGTTCCGGCAATTCATCAAAGACAATCAGTCTATCTACAAAACCACCATTAACCAGTTTTACAACCTGCATACAATTCCTCCTTATGTTTAGGTGCAAATCCTGCGCCTGGACCCGGAACGACAATCGTAAACTCCGTCTGTGTTTTTTTCTCTAAAATGGCCGCTCCCTGACTTTCACGGCTGTAAGCAAAAAGTTTCCAGTGTAAATGATCCGACGCAAGAAACATCACCATCGCATCGCCAAGACTGCCCTGGGAAGCCACCGATTCGATTTCCTTTTGCGGATACGGTTTGCCATTCCAGTAACTCATCGCCATTCCGGTATCGTGGTAAAAAGTTTCAACGTCATGCAAAGCAATCAACCCGCCCTCTTTCATGCGGTCATTCAAAGCCCGCAATTCTTCTCTTAACGTCCAATAATTATGATCCGTGTCAATCACACACAAATCTATGTAATCTTTCGGAAGCGTGTTTAAAATTTCGTAGCTTAACCCAAACTCGAAACGAATTCGTTTATCTAGACCGGAAATTTCCTTATCGGTAATCACGATAAACTCAAAAGGATAAACGTCCAGCAAAGAAGCAATCTTACGGGTCAAAGCTCCATCGCCTGCCCCGCATTCCACAACCACTTTGGGTTTTCGTTCCATCATGATCCACTTCAAGTTTAGATATTGATCCCAGTGCTTATGCATTAACAAGGCTCCGGGACTTCATAAATTCCGCCAAAATCACGTCAACCCTGTTTTGAATGGTGTGTTTTGCCATCACTTCTTCGTAACCTGCTTGGGCGATTTTTTCGCGTTCTTCATCGTGCGCCAGATAATACCGCGCTTTCTCGACCATCTCCTCTTCGGAACGATAAAGCGCCAAATGTGTGCCATCTTCGAAAAACTCCCCTATCGTTGGAATCCAATTAGTCAGTAAAAACGATCCTGTCGCCATGATCTCAAAACAACGCATGTTGATGTCATCTAACATAGAAATATTGAAACAAATCTTTGAATTTCCGTAACGGGCAGCGGCTTTCTCAAAAAGAGCCTGTCCGTAATCAAAGTTTGGAAACTCTTTAAAAAGACGATCTATGGCCTCTTCACGATTCCGTGAATTTACGTGACCGATGAAGCATACGTCAAAGTTTTTCGTCACATTCTCAGATTTTGGGTAAGCCAGCGGTTCAACCGCATGAGGCAACCACAATGGATTGGCTATGCCGTCCCGTTTCATGTCTTCAACGGCCCTCTTTTGCGCGCAGAAGACATAATCCGCCTTCTTTGCCATGGATAAACGATAATCGTATCCGAGATGTGTGTCAGACGCCCAATACGCCATGGGTTTCGGGCATTCAATGGGTTTGTAGGGAAGAACTCCTGTTAAACCATCTTCTCCCCAATCCACCCAGAGATTTAAATCGTAAGTCCCGAACATATCCAGTTCACCTGTAGGATAAATATGATCAATCTCAAAAGTGTCTTTATGCTTTTCGAAAAAGTTCTTCATGGACTGTTCTGCTCGCGGATCAACTTGCCAAGTCTTACCATCTTGCGTGCCGAACCACTGAAGCAAATCTTTGTTGGCTTGACGACCCGCAGCAATGTCGCCATGGTACTGCATCCGTTTCAGGCACGCCTGAACATAGGTCGGATTTCCGTCCGCCCTTCCGAGGCGAGATTCGAAATAGTTGGCAAATCTAAGCATCTATCGCCTCTAACACTTTACCGTTTCCAACAGGGGCCATATGCAACACTTTCTCAAAACAACTGACAAAAGAAATTCCATTCTTCGGGTCTGCCGTCTCGGTTTGTTTGAACCCGCACAATTCAACGATTTTCTTAAGAGATTCTGGCGTAAAAGCGTGACGATGTTCAGGGTTAAGAGGAATCCCATTAATAATATCTTCGTTTGGAACAGCAATAACCAGACGTCCACCCATTCTGAGAACAATGTTCCAATTCATTAATGTATCAACGGTATCAAGGGAATGTTCCAGAATGTGCCGTGCAATCACCGTGTCAGCACTTAAAGCCTCAAAGGGGAGAGGTTTTGTCACGTCCGCCTGAATGTCGGCTACAGAAAGTTTCCCAACATGCAAATTGGAAGGTGCCTCGCCCTTAGCTGACCTGTCTACTCCTATAGACTGGGGAACTGTTTTCTTAAAACCGCATCCCAATTCAATGATTTTGTGGCCTCGCACAAACCGTAAAACGGTATCTGCCTCAACATCAGAAGGTTCGCTCATGTTGTATCCGAATCCGCGAACTGTCTCCATGTAAACCTTGAATCCGTGTTTTTGAATTAGCCAGCGGTTGGTGCGGTCTGACATCTCCTTGGAATTCCATCCGCCGGGAGTCGTAGGGCCCCCTCTCACGCGCTCGCCCGTCTTGAAAGCGTGATGAATCAAAAAAGCGTCTGGATTTACCAGAACATGCTTTCCCATCTTGCGAAATCGCATACAAAGATCAAGATCGTCCCCGCCGGGAGTGCTCGTATCAATACCGCCCGCCGCTTCTAAGTCAGACCGGCGAATCATCGCTGTAAAAAAAATGAGAAAAGTCACTTCCGTCAGTTGGCGTGGTGTTCCACTATTGAATACACTATGCCAACCAGCTGCGACCGTTGTCGTAGGGCCCACTGCCGCAACGTTCTTGTTGTTGAAAGGCCATAACAGTTGACTGTATAAATCCTGCGTCGCTTT